GTGGTGTCTATCTGGAACAGATAGTAGAAGTTCATTTCAAAGGTTCCAGCCATTCAATTACCCCCTTGTGGTAAAATAGTTCAGCCGGAAACCGGCTGTATATGTATAGTCCCCCGCTTCCGTCTTCTGCACAAGCGAAGGATTGGAAGTCGGTTCCACTGATACCAAAGTTTCATCGGTCAGCTGCACATCCTGTAAATCGAGAACCGGGAATAAATCACACAGAGTGTTGTATGCCTTCCCGCTGTCGTCGCTTCGTGTATAAACCGAGAACGGAAACTGTCCGTCTCTCGATTCGTCAAGGTATCGCACCTCAACCGGATTCCCTGGGTTAGCGCGTATCATCATAGCATCTCCTGAGTCTGTCGGTATCATGTCGATATAGACAAGCGGTCCCAGAATAGTCGAGTGCGCTGTAATGTATGCGGCGAGGTCAGCGATTATATTCTTCATTGGCCAAAGCCTCCCAGTTTTTCAACTCTCGCGCCTTCGCGTGTTCAAACCATTCGGGCGCGGCGTTCGGGTTCGAGTCCTTCGATTTGTTCGGCAGGCCGTAATATTGTTTTTTTGCATACGGCTCGTTCCATTCGAGTTCGCCGGTTCCCTGAATCGGGAAAACAGATCCTTGCAGCGCGCCGGTATCCATCGGACAAAAATAATTCGAGTCGGCTGCTATACGGTTATCAAGAACAAGCTGTGCGCGTCCGATACGGTCATCAACCTTTCCGAGGATTGCGCTTTCATCGAGATCGACGGTGATCGTCATACTAGCGCCACCTCGTAATGATGCGGGTTTCCGTAAACCGTATATTCCGGAGTAACCTCGCGGATTGTAAACGTCCGCCCTCCAAAAACGACTTGATCGTTAACGGCGAACACAGTGCCTGCCGGAAGCGAGTTTTGCATATCAAAGAACAATACGCCGAGATCATTCCGCTGCTCCCCAAGCGCAGTGAGCGCGTTCTTTCTTGCGGTTTCAAAGCGCACGTAATTCAATGTTGAATCTGTATACGTAACCTTCCCGCGTGCATCAACTCCAGTGACTTTCTTAAGCGTCGCTGTATGCGGAAGCAGAGAGCGCGGAATAGGGCTAATCGGCATACTGCGCCCCCGCAACTGATACACCAGCGAACATCAGGCCTGTTGAAGAAAGGTAATTCATTGCTCGCGGCGAAAGCGTCGGTCTTGAAGAACCGGAAGAACCTGAATACGAGAACTTTCCGATACTCGCAGATTGCACCGCGTCAGCATTGTAGGTTTCGCCGTTCGTGACGTAGAACTCAGCCTGAGCGCAGCAGGCTTTTTTTACCTGCGTGAGCTGCCAAAGCGAGAGGTCTGCTTCAACGATCTGGAATCCGGTCATCATGTCGAGATCATCGGAAGCGCGTTCAAGCCACTTCGTAGTTTCAGCGTCGACAACCGACCGTCCGACATAGGTTGTTTTGTAATATGTCAGATCAGCATACGCCATATCAGGCCACCTGTTCGATATAGTAATTAACCGCGCTGTGCTGGCTTCATTTCAGCTTCCAGCCCTGTGCGATATATCCCGGAACTTCCGAGCGCATACGAATTCGAGTAACGCCGTTCTTGACGATCTCGACTTTTTCGCTCATGTTTTCTTCTGCTTTCGCTTCGATAACCTTGTCTGATAATTCGTTCAGGTTTTCTTCGGTTTTGTTTTCGACAACCTGGTCGGATAATTCGCTCAGGTTTTCTTCAATGCCTTTTTTCTTGTAAGCCATTTTCCACCTCCTGGAAATAAAGCCGGGGAGTTACCCCCGGCCAGTCATTACGCGGTCTGGATCACGCTGCGGCGGACAATGCGCCCGTTCTCGTCAAGCTCAACCAGGTAGTTGTAATACTTGGAAATGGTGACGTCATCAACCTTTGTCGCAACCGTGATCTTTACCCATCCTGTGGTATCGAGTTCATCGTAACACGCAACGGCTGCAAGCTCCGTAGCTGATCCACCGTCGAGGTAGTAGAACTCATGCCCCGCATCCTTGTTGGTGAAGAGAGTTCCGAGGGTATAGCTCGCGTTCGTCGCGCCAGAAGATTCGAGGACGCCAGAACCGAATCCGGCTATCGTGGCGGTCTTGAGGGAGACGTAAATCGCGTTATGCTTGTTCTCGTAGACCCAGCAGTCATGATACAGGCGCATCATGATCTTTTCCGCGTCTGCGCTCTGGTTATCTTCGGCAGAAACAACCTTCACCTTCTGGTGCTTCACGAAGGCTACGGCGGCGTTCTGGCTCATGATGATCCAGTTCATATCCTGCGCGAAATTCTTCGCTGCGAAGCCGTTTGTTCCGAACGTGTATTCGGTTTTCATTCTGGCAGAAGGGACAGGAACGATGCGCACGCCGTTGATCTCGTAGGTTTTGGTATTGATGCCGTTTCCACCATCGCGAACCATAAGCAGTTTGGTAAGCTCAGTTGAGGTGGTGAGGTACTTCCATGCGGTCATAGACATGAAGGCGATAAGCGGTTCCTGCTCTCCGATGGCGTCCTGTACGTCGGCAACGTTACCCTGGAAGGTTGTCAGCAAGGTGGCTGCGGCAGGAGTGTAGTACCCGTAGCGAACGGTTGCGTCGTCGACAATAGCAGCAAAGATAGAGGAATACCGGTAGGCGTCAACCTCTGGAACTTCCTTGTCCTTCGCAAACTCGCCGATGAGGTTCGTCGCGGAAAGAGTCTGCATCGTTTCGTCGGCGTCCATAACATCGACGTTGAAAGATTTGCCGCGATCCATGCGAATGGTGTGATCTTCCCACGCGAGGGTCGCTGATCCTTCGGTGTATCCGTTTGCGCGGGAATAATCGCTGTACCCATCGGTTGAGAGTTTTGCGATCTTTACGGAGTTTCCGCCCGAATAAACGAGGCGCGACTGGTTCGCCGTAAGAGGCGCGGAGGTTAAGCCAGCGGTAACAACCTCGTCGAGGATTGCGTTATAGACTGCGGCTTTCGTGACAGTATTTGCCATGTATAGGCTCCTGATTGTTCGGAGCCATAGACGCAAAAACCGCAACGGCTCCAAAAATGGTTTGAATCCAACGGATTCGTATTACCAAGTTTTAGAGACCCTTGCGGTCTTTACCTCGGAGAATGCCGAGCCATTACAAACACGCGCGGAGTCGAACCGCGTCAGCCTTTCAGCCTCTTGTACTTTGTGCCGCCTTACCCATCAAACACGATAGATGGCATCGCGCACACAAGATCAACCAAGAACCAGTTTTCCGACTCTGATTCCGTGTATGCAAACAGTATCCGCGTTTATAGCGGATTTGTCAAGTTATTTCTTTAAGCCAAGCTGTGCGCGGGCTTTTTCAAGCAACGCGTCTACTTCGTTCTGTGTCTGCCCATGCGCTGGCGCCCCGATGTCCCTTACAGGAACCTTAATGAACTCCGGGAACTCTGCCAGCACCGCTGCTACTCGCTCGTCTACGCTGTCGCCGTCGTATCCTGCCGAGAGCCTTACCACGCGGTCTACTTTGTCAGCAGGTACGCCCTTCTTGAGCGCGGCATTTTCAGCGCGGATTGCGTCGGCGGCTTTTTTGCTTTCGGCGTCTGCACCCTTGAGCGCGTCTAATTCAGCCTTGAGCTTCTCAGCCTCAGTCATCTGCGCTTCGCGGGCTTTCTTGAGAGCCTCGATCTCGCTGGCGTCCTTCACGCCGATTGACCCGAGCAATTCCGCCCGTGCTTTCTCGGCGGCCTTAGCGGCGTTCTTCGCGATAAGGTCGTTGAGTTGCTTGTCGGTGTACTTTGCAACCTCCGGCGCTTCCTGTCCGGTTGCCTGCGCGGGCTGTTCCGTTGCCTGTGATTCTACTGCATCGCTCATTTATCCCTCCTGATTACTTGTATATCTGTTCGCGATCTCTTCGTCGCGTTCTTCCAGATTCGTCGATAAAATCGCGCATTGCAGCCTGTCTTCCTGATACGCGATCTTTCCAGTGTTGAATAGTTGCATCGTCTCCGCCTGATTCCTGCGCGAGTTGAAGTCCGCGTTTTGCTTCTCTGATAGACCTCTCAAGCTGTCGCTGCTGCTGACTTACTTTATACTTTTCTTCCGTCTCGCCAAGCGGATACGGTTCAAACGTTTTCTTCTGCCCCGGAGTATAGACTGTTGATGAGTGCCTACAATTGCAGCCAAATAAACCGTCTGGCTCGCCGTAGCTTGTTTCAGACAAAAGCGGATAGCCTTTCGTTTTCCCGTTCAGCGAGTATACCCTACCCTGATACGGCGCGCATCCGGGGCGAGCGTCGGCGTGGCTGGAAACAAGAATAAGATCCATTCCGTACTCATCCATCCGCTCAAACTGCGCCTCTCGCCGGACGTTCGCAACGGTTGATCTTTCGATAACCTGCGCGTATGCCTCGGGGGTCATCGTGCATTCGATTGTTTTCCCCCCTCTATGAGATACATACTTGAAAGCCTTGAGCCCTTTCTGGCTCCATCCTGAAACGGTTTCAGC